CGGCGGGTCTGCTCGATCTTCGGATCGGCGGTGATGTTGAGCGTCTGCAGCAGATCACACAGCTCGTACGCGCCCGACACCAGGGTGTCGTGGAACCGGCGATTCTTCGGGACCCCGTCGATGACATCGGTGGACAATCTGTCCGACATACGCTCCAGGTGCTCGATGACACGGCGCCGTACGTCCGCGACCGCGGACTCCACGCGATCGGCCGCCAGCTTCTCCATGCGTTCCTGCAGCTCACGCTGCGCCTCGTTGCCAACGTCTACCCGGAAGTCCCCCGTGGCCGGCACAGGCAGGTAGTTGACCCTGAACGCGAACTTGCGACGCAGCTCCTCGGGGCTCGGGTAGTCCGCGCGTTTGAACATGGACCCCAGCGCCATGGCCTGGGCCGTGATGAGCGACGGGTAGATGGTGAGGAAGGTCTCCACCATGTTGTCGAACTGGTCCTCGTAGTCCGACATGCGCTTGTTGAACTCCATGAACTGCAGCGAGGGCAGCAGGCGCTGCCCGCTGTCGGACCACGGTAAGGTGTGGTCGTAGACGTAGTTGCGCGCCGCGGTGGCGTAGCTCTGGATCTCGTCGAGCTCAGGGCGCCCGGCCATGAGGGACTTGTTGACACGCGCTGCGTCCTTGGACTTCGCGGTGTGAGCCGCGACGACCTCGTCGGTGACGGTGCGATCGAGTTTGCGTGCGGTCCAGGTGGAGACGTTGAGTTCCACGATGAGAGCGCAGGTGTCGATGTTGATGTTGCTCATGTTGATTCCTTTCGTGCCGCGTATGCGGCTTGGGCCAGAAGAAGCAGTCCGGCCCGGGCTGCAAAAAGTCGAGAACCTTTGGTGTTGGATAGTTCTGCGGTGCCTAGGATGTAGTCATGCTCGTCCAGTTCTCTTCATACCTCCTCCGCAAGTGCGCCGAGCAGGAGCATGATGTAGTCCTTCACCTCTTCAATGTCCGCGGTGTCGGGAACAAAGGTGTCGAATATACTGCCGCTTTTATCCAGTTCACATAGTCGGAGGTATTTAAACCCCGTGTTTATATCCGCGCTACTCGCCTCTTCCGTGATCCACATCAGCTCTCCGCCAACACTTGTATCATAAAAGTCCGCCCTTATCAGCCCGAACGGACCTGGTTCTTTGTAGAACAGCTTCTGCGCGCTGATCCTTTTCACACCTCATCCTTCAAATTCAACAAGATCATGCAGCGCTCAGCCATCTCGGGCCAGTCCTCCTTCTTGACGTCCGGGCTGAGCTTCATCTGATACTTTGGTGGGGCTTGGGTGAGCGCGTGCAGGGCAGGCGTCGAGTTTCTCTCGTACGTGTAGAAGTTCATGATCACTGCGCCGGCCATCTGGCTGTGCACCGCCGTCCATGAGATGACGGGCTGGCCTTTGAGATGCCGTGCAGCCCACGCTGTGATTTCTGGCTCGCCGTTGCCAGCGTACACCAGGCTCTTCGGGGGTTCGGGTCTTGGTGGTTTACTCATTCGGTGTACCTCGCTTCGCACAGCGCCAGGAGCAGCGCTTCATCTTCAAGATTGGCGGGCGCGGTGTAATACGCGTTCGCGACTGTGTGCCTTGCGGCGTCCATCACGTAGACGATCTGCTTGTCTTCCGAGTGAGGGTGCTTGTACTCCAAGTGACCGATGTGCAGCGGCAGCGTTATCTTGCGCTGTGTATCGAAGAAATTGACCTCTCTCAGGGACCCGAAGTTGATAGTCTCGCTCACTCTGCCCTCGCCATGATCAACAGCTTCAGAAACTCGATCGCCGCGTCACCGTCGTCGAGACGCACAACCCAGGCATCTGCTACTTTTTCATCCCACTGGTTGTCGATGACGACAACCCCTTGTCCGGACTTATTGCGCTGTACGCGCTCATCCCGCACGTGGCCTCGCAGGCTCTCGAATGCCCTCGTGTAAATCTCTACGTTCTTCATGGCCGGCTCGTCGATGTCTCCGATGTTCACGTATTCGACCTTCATCATTCACTCCTCGCAAGTATCACGGCGAGCAGCCACGCAGTGGCTTCCTCTTGTTGTTCAATCGGCGCAAACGCGTCCGCGATCAAGCCGTCACTCCAGTCCCCCTCCTCCCCGTTCCGCACCACCAGATGCACGTCGCCTCCAGTGTGCAGACGTACTTCTACATACAGCTTTTCAAAAGCGTGGGCTCCTCTGAAGTCTATCCACCGAAGCCCGTGCGCGCCGTACGGCAGCGTTCCTGTTTGGCATCTCATCATTCACTCCTCGCAAGTGTCACGGCGAGCAGCCACTGCTTCGCCTCTTCGATCTGGCTCATGTCTTCTATGTATGCCAGCGCGATCACCTCACCGTAGTCCCTGTCCTCGTGTATGTTCAACAGCCACCTGTTGGACTTCAGCGCGCTCGGTCTCACCGATACGCGCAGTGCCTCGAAGGGGGCTTCCTGCCACAGGATCCCGTGCAGTCCGTGCGCCCCTTCTTCCAGTGATCCACCCTTACATCGCATCAGAGTACAGCCGCACGCACTGCCCCCGGAGCGGTTGGAACCCGTCGTTGTCCAGGATGCCCCAGAGAAGGGGTACGTCCGCCGGCGGCAGGTCGTAGGAGCTCTCGATGTACCCATCCGTGAGATACACCACCGCAGTGGGCTTGTACTGCTTCGCGGCAATGTACTGTGCAACACACGACACCGTCGTGCCACCGCCGCCCTGGGGCTTCATGATGTGCGCCATCTGCTCGTACTTGTCCGGAGTGAACACCTGCTCGCTGTTCACCTCCGTGTCCCACCAGATCACACGCACAGCGTCGGGCCGCACGCTCTGGCAGATGCGCACGATCTCACCGAAGATGATCGGGTACGTGCCGCCCATGGACCCGGACGTATCGCATGCCACGATGATCTCGCCCGTCGCCTCGCTGAAGTGCGTGGGCATGAGGAACCCACTGGCCAGCATGCGCTTGTTGGGCCGGCGATAGGTGGAGTAGTCATCGCCCTCACACACCGCTGTGAAGAACTCGCGGAAGTGATCCTGCCAGTTGGTGTCGCGCTCCTTGATGATGTTGTCGATGTCCATGCCGCCCTTGCCCTCACCTCGCAGCTTCTTGGCCAGCATGTCACCCTGGCGGATGGCGTCGTCGATTGCGCGCCCGATCTCCTGCTTCTGCTCCTCCGTGAGTGCTCCCTCCCCGTCACCCTCCTCGGGCTGCACGTGTTCATCGAGGGGCCCGCCAGGCTGGCCGGCGCCGCCACCCTTGCCGCTGCCCTTGCCGCTGCCCTTGCCGCCACCTTGCTTCTGCTGCTTGAGCAGATCGAGCAGCACTTCGAGGAAGTCCATGCCACGGTACTTCTCGTCGAGACAGATGCCTGGCAGGTTGGGCACCGTGGCGAAGTCCTTGGCGCTCGTGTCGGCCGCCTTGAGGCGTGTGTTCATGTCCACGATCATCAGGTTGACGACATAGTCCATCGCCATGTTGGACAGCATCCCGTGCTTCTTCATCACGCCGGGGTAGCTGGTGCAGTGCTTGAGCGCCTTGTGCAGACACTCGTGCGCCACGACGAAGCGCATCTCGGTGCGGCTGAGCTTCATGACGAAGTCCTCGCCATACCAGGTGTTGTACCCATCAGTGGCGGCCGTGGGGAACTTGGGATCGATGCGGGTCTTGCCGATCATGGCCAGCCCTGAAAGAAGCGCGAACTCCTTGTTGCGCGCGAAGTCGATGTGGCACGATGTGACACGATCGAGGGGGGACATTTTTTCGTAGCTCATGATTTTTCTCCTGTAGGGGGAAGTGTGTAGGTGAGATTGTTGAGCCCGTACGACCTCGGGCAGTTGTACATGTCTCCCAGGACTTGGGGGACGATGTCTTTATTCTGGTACAGCATCCAGCAGATTACGAAGCCTAGGTACTCAGGATCGGCATCAATGCTCTTGACGAGGCCGACGAGGACTTTCGCCACGTCGTCAGAGAACTGGCGTTCTTCGCTCATACCTGTGGCCAGGACAAGTAGTCGATGTTGCAATGCGTCATATTGAAAGCCCCTGGGTAACGCTCCAGCTCCGTGAACAGCCGCCTCTGTGCCTCCGGGTACAGGCGAAAGAGCGCAGCAGCCAGGAGCAGCGCGTGTCGGATCTCCTTATTGTCTACATGCATCACGCCGTCAGGCAATGTCTCTGCGTCCTCCATCGCCAGCGTGTAGACCTGCAGCGCCGCCACTGCGGCTTCTTCATACGCGAATAGCTGTCGCACGTTGTGCCTCCTTTCTCTCCGCTGCGTTCCGCACATGCACCCACTCGGCTTCACGCCCAGCCTCCTTGAGCAGCCACAGCGCCTTGAGCTTGGCTTCCGTCTCGGGCGCGTCTGCGAACATCTCGTACTCGCTGCGATTCCGGTGCGCCTCCGACGTGAAATCACTTGAGCTGACCAGCAGGTGCTCGCCATCAAAGACATAAATCATCCAGCCGTGATTCAGCCCCTCCAGCGTATCCTCTTCAGTGAGCACCAAAGGCCGTGTGCTGAGGTAATGGTACTCGACGTCCTGTCGCAGTGCCGGGTACTTTCGTACCGCTTCAAAGCTCATGGTCGCTCTCCTCAAAAAGTTCCGCCCCTCGCGGGGCGCCTGTCTTCAGCCGGTGCAGGTGCGCCTTCGCAAGCCTCACGCCAGCTTCCTGGGCCTGCACCCGAAGGCGCAGGGTGTGCAGCCGAGCCCGGGCCTGCTCAAGGTCCTGCTCGGCACGACGAAGCTTCTCAGCTTCAGTCATCGGGCTCTCCTTCATCAGCTTCTGGTACGACGTGTTTCAACGAAACCTCTACATCAACCTCTTCCCACAACTCGTATCCGCAGTCGCCGTCGGCACTCTCTTCGATGTCTGGGGTTTCCTCCCCAGCACGCACGAACCTCCACTCGGCACCAGAGGGGAAGCTCTCCACTGCCAGCCCCATGAGCGTGTGGTGTGCCTCTACGCTGGGGTCAGACGCATACCATTTGGTTCTGTCTGAAAACGTGATGCGGCTGTTCGGCTTCTTGTACTCGCACTCTTCAAGCGCGGCGACCTCGTGTTGATTACCTCGCGCCTGGATCAAAAGCACGAACTTGTCTCGCTGTGCGTTGTTGCGGAAGCGTATCGTGTACGCCACCGAGGAGTTGTAGCCCATCTCCTTACACCAGCGACAGGAACTGCTTGTTTTCCATCAGCAGCTTGCCGAAGGACTTGCTCGCTGCGAACTTGGCGAGGTTGGACTTCGCTGCATTCGTCACGAGCAGCATCTGGATCTCCTTCTGCATGCGGGGCACGTAGGTTGCAATGGCCTCGGCTTCCTTCGCATCGGCACACTGGGTCACGAACTGGAACGCCTGCACGGCCTGGGCGAGAGGCGAGTCAGGCACCTTGGCTTTCAGGGGGTCGGCGATCACGCTGGCGTACGGGGGCAGGTTGCGGCCGAAGCGGATGAATGCCCCCAAGTCCTTGGCGAACGCCACGCCCACCGTCCCCTCCAGCGCCACCTGCAGGGTGTGGTCATCCATCAGGTGCTTGCGCTTGATCAGGTCGCTCGCTGCGTGCAGCGAGCGTGTGGTGACACAGGCCTTGCCCGTGTTGTTGCGGGGATCGTGGATGTAGTGGTTGTGCTTGGCCAGCGTCTCGCTGGAGTACTTGCCTCCTGGCATGTAATCGATGAAGCTGTCGAAGATCCGCGGGTACTCGAACGTGGCCGCGATCAGCTCGGGCGCGATGTTGTTGTGCAGCGCGAAGTTGTCAACCCACTCCTGCTGCGTCGGGGGCATGCACTTGACCATCGTCACCCGGTTGCGCAGGTGAGGCTGCAGGCTGTCGCCCAGACCCTCGTAGGCCATGTTGGTGGTGCCGAACACGATGCTGCCCTCGGGGAAGCGCAGGTTGCCGAGCCGACGCTCGTAGATGAGCGGGGCGCACATGTCCTTGACGAACTGCTTGGCCTTGCCGATCTCATCGAAGCACAGGACCACCGGCCGGGCGCCGGGTACGCCGGCATGGTTCTCCTCGTTGACGCCGAAGCGCTCGTTGGGCAGCTCGCGGCTGATACCACGTACGTTGTCCAGGCCCGGCATGGCCAGGCTGCCGTCACCCAGCTGGGTGCAGTCGATGAGGCCAGGGAAGTGATGGTTGCTGAGAGCAGGTGTCTTGCGCAGAGCGTGGTACATCGCGGACTTGCCGATGCCCATGGGGCCCTCGACGAAGATCGTACGCAGATCGCCAGCAGCGGCGATGAGGGAGACACACTGAGAAAGGGAAAGGAAATCGTGGCTCATGGTTTTCTCCAGTAGGAGTTAGGGGAAGTTTGTAAAGAATTATACATGCTGACTTGTGAGAGTCAACCAGCCTGTACTCAGGTGCGGATGCACCTGAGCTGCGTTGTGCTGCCGGTAGGCAGTAGAGGTTATGAGTGGTGAGAGAAGGGGTTAGAGGTCTGTGAGGTAGTGCCTGCGCAGGTCTCCAATTTGCACCAGGAAAGGTGTCTCTTCCGTGTATGCGACACGCCATCCAGCTGCAGCGAACGGAGACCATAAGCCCCGTGTCTCCTGGTTAAATTTGGACAGCTCGTACCAGACATCTAGCACACCCCGAGCCCACCACAGCAGGACCATGGTCCTGGCTGCCTCCAAGGCTTCTTCGAGAGTTGGCTCGTTCATATTTCAACCTCATATTGCTGGCTCTGGTATTTCACGCACGGTCGGTTCGTATGGAAAGTGAGGATGTAGCCTTTGTCCTGCAGTGGGTTACGTAGCGGGTTGATCGCTTCCAGGAAATCGCGTATCTCTACGTTCTGTACGTCCCTCACCCCATCGGGGAAGCGAGCCCGAAACAGCAGGTGTATGGTTCGGCAGACGTCGATCGCCTCTTGTAGTTCTTCGGTCACATTTTCACCTCGTACATCTGCTGGTTGTACCAAAACTTCGGCGGGTCGCTGACCCCTCGGCCTCTTCAATCTCCTGCGGTGTCAAATCATCCATACCATGCCTCCCAGTATGAGGCAGAGAAGCGCGCCGAGGACGCAGCCCCAGGCACGTGGCTTGTCGTCCAGGGCTGTGGCGTAGTCTTCTGCCGCGAGTAGCAGAACACCTGCTGCGCAAGCGCAGGTTAGGGACATGAGAAAGGTGGTGATCATTTCAGTTGCTCCAGGTATGCCTCGATGATGCTGAGGCGGTCGTCGTATCTGATCTTCCTGTTGAGTCGCTCCTCATAGCCTGCGTCTTCGAGCTTGAAGTTGCCGCCCCACCACACGAAGCGTTGTTGTCTGCGAGCTCCAGCGTAGCTGCGGGTCTTCCTCCTGAACATCATCCGCAGCGTCTCGTCGATGAACTCGAACTGCACCAGGACTCTGGTGTGCTGCCACCTGGCCAGCACGAGTCCGGGAACACGCCGGGACCACTTCCCGTCATGACTGACGAAGACCATGTCTCCGGGTTTCATACTGCTCTCCTCTTCGCTCTCTCAAGCGCTTCGATCTCGTCGTCCCTGCCGAGGTTCTCCAGCATCCACAGCGCCTTCACCTTGAGCTCGGTCTCGGGGGCCTGGACGAACAGGTCGTACTCTCGCGCATTGGGGCCGTAGCCCGCTTGTCTGAAGTTGTTGATGTGCATCAGTAGAATCTCCCCTTCTTCAGTGACATCTCTGTAGATCACCCAGAAGTCATTGAGCGCCTCCCAGCATTCGTCGGGTGTCAACACGTGATTCTTTTCCTGCGGGAACCATACCGAGTCCGTCGCAATATTCGGGTGGTTTTTCAGGTCTTCATAGGTTCTCATCTGCGCCTCGCCAGTTCACGCTCGATCCCCGTCATCACAACGGCCGGGGGAAACTCTGTCACGCCATCGGCGCTCGGGACGTCCACCGCGTCCCGACCCTGTACCTTGGCTATGAGTGCTGCGACGTAGAGTCGCACCCACGCTGGGAAATCTTCTGTATCCATAGTTCAACATCTTCTCTTTCGGTTTCGTTGAAGTGTTCCCACAACCACAATGCTTTCAACTTGCACATCACGTCATCGGGGGTGCAGACGAATGCCTCGTACGCGCTGTTACGCCTGTCCAAGCGTGTCTTGTTCAGGAACAATCCCCCGCTCCGCCCCTGGAATATGCGCCACCCGTGGCTACACGCCTGCATGTGGTCCTCCATTGTCCAGCCGAAAGCCTTGAGCGCTTGCTCGTGTCTCTCGTAGTCGTAGGCGTCGTCGTCTTCGCTCATGTGGGTCTCCACAACTCCAACTGTTCGCGCTCGTACGCATCAAACGCAGGCGAGTCCAGGACCCACAACACTTTCAACTTGCAAATCGCGTCGTCGGGCGTGTTCCAGAAGAGCACGTATTCTTCCTCGCGCGTCGTTCGTTTCTCTGAGTTCAATGCGAGGAGCGCCCCTGTCGGGTCGTCCACCAACACTACCTTCCAACCATAGTGCGCTGCCTCAGCAGCGTCAGCTTCGGTCCACCAGCTCATTCCCAGAACCCCCGCTCTTCGAGCCTCCTCCGCAGCCCGTCGTTGATCATTGCCCGTAACCACTGCAGCTTCACACGACACAAGGCGTATTCGGGGGTCTGTACTATACGGTTACACAAAATGGTGAAGTACTTCCCGTCCGCGGCGAAGTCTTCGCCAGGCCATGCGACAGCCAAGTTACCTGTGTCCGTGGTGATCTTCCAACCATACTTCGCAGCGTCTGCTGCGTCATCTTCGGTCCAGCCGAACTCTTCGAGTAAGCTCATCCTAGTTTCTCCATGGTTGCCTGCAGCTTCTCGATCTCCGTGCTGTGCCCGACTGCCTGCATCAGCCAGAGTGCTTTCACCTTCGCCGGGGTGTCGGGCGCTGTGAGGAATAGCTCGTATTCTGCGCCTGCTGCGGAACGGAGCACAAGGTGATTGCCTACGGGATACAGCGCCCAACCATCCGCTGCTGCTGCAACGATGTCCTCTTGTGTCCAACCGTACTGCAGCAGGTTTTTGCGTATTTCGTTGGGCCAGGTAAAACTCTGGAGTCGTTCTCTCTCCGTCTCTCTTTCTTCAGGGGTCACAAATGTCTCTCCCCGATCTCCTGGTAGAGAGCGCTCAGATGCTTGGCTACCTTCTTCGCCCGACGCAGCAGGTCGGGGTCCGAGGTCACGTAGGGGTGGTCGAGGATGTAATCCCCGAAGGTGCCGCACAGCATGTACGTCCGATCGAGCGCCTCGTGAGCGTGGTATTCGTCGAGTGCCGGCGGCGTGGGGTCGATGGACTTCGCTCCGAACCTGTCGAGGATCTTCTGCGCCGCGGCGGCTTTGCCGGTGCCGTTCGCGGGTTCGTTGATGATGCTCGCGCACATGTCCTTCACCTTCTGGTCAACCTTCGGTTTGATCTCATCCGCCAGGACTTGCAGCGCAGCGTCGTGCTTCCTTCCCCCATCAGTGGGGTCCACCTGCTCCGCAGGCTCCAGCTTCTCCCCCGTGGACCTGCTGTACCCGGGGCGGGGCCAGTAGTCGGTCCACTCGATTTCGTAGGTTGAGTCTGTTGGGGTAGCCGCAAGCTGTGCTGCAGTATCTGCGTCTAGAAAGTCCCCAACGCCTATGCTCCACGTCTTCCCATCCCACCAACGCCAGTAACTCTCCGTGCGGTTCGGGCTCGCATTCCACCAGCCCACCTCGGGAGGGGGTCCTTTGTGCCAGGTACGGTTGTTCATGTCAGCTCCTTCTTTTCCTTCTCGCGCAGGCGATCTTCTGCCTGCTTCAGCATGCGACACAGGGTGTCGTTGCGTGCGCGCAGCAGCACGTTCTCTTTCCACAAGGCTTCACGGTCCAGCTTCGACAGGTCCACCTTCGGAAGCTCTACGATCTCATCTTTCATCTTCTCTCTCCTTGTTGACCGCCATGGCCGCCGGGTTGAAGTTCATCACGCAGCTCGGGTAATAGTCCCCGGTGTTGCGCGTACCGACTTCGATCACCACCTCATGTGTGCCCACACAACGGATCTCCAGCGTCTCATGTGAATCCCCGTTGGAGTCGAACGTCGGGCCGGGCACGGCGTACACGGGGATACCCTCAAACGTATTCACCATCGGGCTGGCGCCGGGGTCTTCGATCCTGATATCACGCAGGTGACTGCGGTACCCGTCGTCGGGATCTTCCACCGCCACGTAGATCACGCCGTTGAGGCGGAAGCGCATGATGTTGCGCTCTCCTTCCCATTCGTAGTCCACACCGTCCAGGACATGGAATCCTTCGAGATCCTTGAGCTCCATCACTCCTTCCCCCCTTCGACCTTCGGCGCCGGCTCGACGCGCCACACGCGGCAGAACGTCTTGCCGTGCTCCTCCACCTTGCGCATCACGTACGTGTTGCCCGTGGCCTTTCGTGCGGTGGCAGCCGCGACGCTGACGCCGGTGGTCGTGTATCCCAGGGCTTTGACACACTCGCCAATCTTGAGCGCCTTGATGTGCTCCAGCAGGCTGATGCGCTTGGGTTTCTTCGCCTTGGCCGGCTTGTGAATGGGCGCCGGGATGGGGATGTTCCGCTCGACGATGATGCGGTAGTTGGTTGCGTCTTTCTTCATTTCTCTCTCCAGTTGTGCGGTGTTACCCGCGGGTTGAGGGGACAGCCCCCTCGTGAAACTCAGGTGCAGATGCACCTGAGTTGTTCTGTGCTGCCGTGAGGCAGGGGTATGAGTGGTGCGAGGTCACAAGTCCCGAGTCCAATCCACACCCTGCTCCTCCACGCTCAGGCGTGGCTCGGGCGTCTTGCGCACGTGGTCGGGGTTCATCTCATACTTGCGCTCGCGGCCGTTGTCCATGATCTCCCGCTCCGCACTTGACATCAGGGGGTAGTACGTCGGCGGGATGGGCTTCTCCAGGGCGTCGAGGCGCTGCAGCAGGCGCTGCATGACTTCCTCCTGCTTGCGATACTTCTCCCGATCGTGCAAGTTCTCCGTGGTAGCCAGCAGCTGCGACTGCTCAATGGCCTTCACGATCTGATACCGCACCTTGAAGCGGCGATCGTCTTCCTCACGCATGGACTTCTGGTCGATCGTGAAGGGTTCCTTGCGGCGCACACCTGGGCGCAGCGGGATCTTGGCGAACTCCGCGCGCACCGCGTCGCTCACGGCTTTGGGCACGTACGCAAACCAGAACACGCCGCCACTGGGGATCTGGTACCGTTTCACGTAATCCTGGCGCGTGACACTCTGATTGATCGCCTGGTGGATGCGAGCGCGCAGCTTCAGCAGCACCTCCAGGTAGGCTTCGTGTGCGTTCCGCTCGGGCGTGCCCGGCATCTTCGAGCGCAGGTTGGCGCGGATAGTCTGGGTTTCGCGACGCAGCGCGGACAAGATTGACTTCCAAGAGCGCGACACATGCGTGTCGACAAGCTCCGTTTCGCGTTCAGTCACTTTGAAATTGAACTGTTTGAGTACCTTGTCGGTGGTCTGCGCGTCGAGTCCAGCCTTGAACAGCATGTCTTTGAACACTTCGGCGGTGAGTTTGAGTTCCATTTGGGCCTCCAAAAAGCGCAGTGTAACTTTTCCAGGAGGAAAGTCAACGAGAACATGAAGGCAAGAGGCCGAGAATCCGTTCGGGCACAAATTGGGGTGTGGAGTAAAGCTGGACATGTGTAGGCAAGCAGTGGAGAACACGCAGGCAATACGCGGAGAACATGAGACAGAAAAAAGGAGACAACTTTGGCGCAACTGTGAGGCACGCAAAAAGATGAACAAAAGGAGGAAAGAAGACGGGAACACAAAAAGGGGGCAAGGCAACAAGACGAGAACATAAAGGAAAGAACGTGGCATTACATGTTGGCTAACCAGATTGGTTATGCTCTTGCCCAATTAGCCAGGGCAAGATCCCGGGCAAGCCTGTTGATTTGTATAGGGCTGCCCCTCTGGGCGTGGGAGATTTACTACATCTCCATATCGTAGAGTGCGTCTAGACTTGTGGATGTGCGGGCGTCCAAGTTCTGAACTATGGACTCACTGGAATACATTTACTTATCTATATACTATATAAAGATATATATTAAATAGACTTCTACTGGGCGCCCAATCAAGCGCTACAACACACTTACTGAGGTTTATGCCGTGGATAAAATGGCATAAACCTATCCCGACCAAAAAGTGTTGCTTTTTAGCTACACCTGTCATGTTGGAGACTCAGGTGCACGTGCACCTGAGTCCCGTCGCCCCGCCCGCCTATGAGTGCTGCACCCGCGCAGCTTCCCGCCTCTCGCGGGCGATCGTGTGCCAGCCGATGAAGTCGGCGTTGGCCCTGCGCCTGGCCAGGTCCAGCTCGGGTGTCCAGGGGTGCAGCACCCCCTCGGTGATGAGGCGGATGCGCGTGGCGCTCACGCGGGGCTTGTCCAGGGCCTTGATGAAGTGCCGGCCGCCAGGCAGGGCGCCCACGTAGTGGGTCTTGCTCCAGAAAAGGCCGATGGTGGTCTCAGCGTGTTGCACCGCGGCAGCGTGGGTGGGGAAGGAAGTAGAAGACATGAAGTTCTCCAGAAGAAAGGGTTGAGAGAGGGGAGGGATCTCAGGTGCAGCTGCACCTGAGTTGGGTCAGAACATGGACTTGCAGATGGCGATACCCTGGGCGATGTACGCCTCAGACATGGCGTCGAGGGAGGGCCCATACGCACGCTTGAAAAGCTCCGCGCTCTTCTGCTCGGGGGTCCAGTCGGGGTGCTCGCGATCGACATCGTCGGCGAGCTTGCGTAGATCAAACAAACGCATCACAGCCTCCTGGGCAGGGTGAAGGAGTGCACCACCCCGCGCTTGAATTGCACGGTCGTGGTCCCCAGGGGGAAGCAGGTCTGGCGCTCGTTGCGCGGGCCCGCCACGCTCGCGATGGCGCCGGCGTAGGGGTTGAGTAGGGTAGGCATCCGAAAGGCGCGTTGGCCGTTGGTCTTGAGTTGCATAAGGTTCTCCAATGAGAGAGGAACTCAGGTGCATCTGCACCTGAGAGTAGCGACGCTACTCCATACCCCTGCGCGCAGGGGTACAGGCTAGGGTCAGAGCATCTCGTAATACGTCTCACGCAGCATGAGCATGAGCCAGACTGTGCGGTCGCGGCGCATCGTGTGCCGTCCAGCTACGCTGAACTCGTGGTCGCGCAAGATCAAAGCCATTTCGTACTCTGCTCGCGTCATTTGCAGCCACGTGTCGTTGTGGTAGTCGTTGAATGCGTTGATCGCACGTTTGAGCGCGGCGCGGCGATAAGCTGCATGGCGGGATATAGCCATAAAAGACTCCAAAAGAAGTACGGGACAGTCAAGCTGTCCCAAGGGGTGGGAAACGACGTCTATATAACCAGAAGTAGGATGCCCGGCTTATGACATCCCGATCTGTTGGGGCCGCGTGATATGCGTGTTTGTGTCGCAAGATGCAGAACCCCCGCAGGTGATGGGAGAAACAGGCGTAACCCATCCTTGAATGCACGGCAATCCAGGGAAATCTGCAAATTGCGACAAACCTGACCGATCGGTCAGACTCAGGTGCACGTGCACCTGAGTTACCTGGGCTCACTCTGCCATTTCAGACAGGGCAATGGCGAACAGCTTCTTCGCGTCGCTCTTGCTCAGACCGGCGATGGCCTTGCCGATCTTGGCAACGTATTGCCGACGGGTCTCAGTCATGCGGAAGGCTTTGGTCTCCTTCACGCTGATGCTGTGCCCGAACACAGCGCGCACCAACCTAAGATGCCTGCTCTTGGCCGTGTTGTACTTGGTCTCATCCTCCTTTGCGAAGCCCATGCCGCGTTGGCCCTCGACCAGACCGATCTTGTAGTGCGCCGCTACCAGCGGCATGAGTAGGGACGCTACGGACTCGCGTCCACCCTTGATGGCCTTGGCCATCTGCGGGTGCGCTTGCAACGTCACGATGTCATTGAGGAACTTGTCTCCGGTGGTGAGAGCGGAGGAAACAAGAGATTGAAGGGTAATGGTAGCCATGATGTGTCCTTTCGAGACATGAGAAAAACTCAGGTGCAGATGCACCTGAGAGCAGCGAGTAACGCCACTCCATTGCACAGCACGCTGTGCAACAGGGTGAGGTCAGATGTAGAAGTACATCGTCTCCGTCTCGTACCCACGGACAATGCGCCGCTCGACGATGCGCTTACCCGCAGCACGCAGTTCCACCATGTGAGCACGCAAGTCAGCACTGACAACCTCATCGTCTTCGCTGTACTCACTACCAATGTACACAGCGTTCTTTGGGATAGGGGGAAGGGACATTTGGATTCTCCAGAACAAAAGCCCGCAACGTGCGGGCCAACCGATCAACTGGGCCAACCCCAATCGATGCCTCTATTATACCGCAACGTGTTCTGGAGAGAGGGAGAGTAGGTACTTACAGCCAGGGCGAGACCCACCGGGGGCGGGGGAACCCAATGGAGGGCGAGGTGGGCGATGGGACTTGAACACTGTTCCACACCCGCGATCGGCATTTTTTAAATTTTTTGAAAACAAAAGGCCACTTCTCAAGCAGAAACACACAAGAAAAAGCCCCGCCGGACACGAATCGAGCGGGGCTAACTCGGACATGCCGAGAGGGAGGAGAACGTCGTGACTTCCCCAAGCCACGCTCCCAGTGTACACTGCCAAAACATGTTTGACCACCTGCTGAACATCGACTCCCCAACGCTCGACTTCCCGGCCGAGGGCTTCACCGCTGTCGCGGATGCACAGCCTCACGAGGTCATCACTGCCCAGGTCGGCACCATGGACTGGCTCGAAGAGATCGGGGCCCCCATCACCAGCCCGATGGACAATTTGCAGAAGGAAGCGGCCCGCTCCGCGTTCCTGGCCGTAACCACAGGCGCTCCACTACCCGACGCTCAGAAACAAGCGCTCCTGAAGATCAAGGGGCCGGCAGCCGTGCAGCAGCTGACCTCCATGCTGGACGCATATGACTGGGAGTTCGTGGAGCAGGCCAAGGAACTGCGCGGGTACATCACCGCCAAGATCCTCGAGGAAACCAAACACCCCGACCCACGGATCCGGCTCAAGGCGCTCCAGATGCTCGGCAACATCGCCGAGGTCGGGCTGTTCGAGGAGCGCGTGAAGATCACCAAGGTGGACGCCACCGCAGAGGAATTGGAGAAACGTATTCGGGAGAGGCTGGCCAATTGGGTGCCGGCCGCCGCGCAGAACCAGACGGTCACTGACGTCGAGCTGAAGGAAGCCACCGGTGAGCGCCCGACAACCCCTTGACCTGACCCCCAGCGCGATCGCAGCGCTGCTGCAGGCGCTCCCCACCATGCCCGTGGCGGAGAAGGCCGAGCTGCTGGCCGACCTGGAGTTGCTCGAGCAAAAGACAAAATACCAGCGCGCACGTGACAGCTTCCCGGATTTCTGCCGGGCCGTGTACCCGGACTGGAAGGAAGGCCCCCACCACCGCCACCTGGCGCCCAAGCTGCACGACGTGGCGCTCGGAACGAAGACCCGGATGTCCGTCAGCATGCCCCCGCGGTTCGGAAAGAGCGAGTCGATCGCGTTCTTGTTCGTCGCCTGGTACCTTGGACATCACCCCGGGCACCACATCATGATGGTGACGCATACCGCCTCGCTGTCCGCGGACTTCGGGCGAAAGGTGCGCAACCTCATCGACGCGCCCACATACCAGGCGATCTTCCCAGACACCAAGGTGTCTCGCGACAAGACGGCCAGTGACAACTGGACCACGACGCTCGGGGGCAAGTACCTGGCGATCGGTATCGGCGCCAACGTGGCCGGCCACGGCGCCCACCTCCTGATCTGCGATGACCTGGTGTCCGAGCAGGTGATGCTGACCTCCAGCCCCGACGCGGCGTTCGCCACGGCCTGGGAGTACGTGCAGGTGGGCCCGCTGCAGCGCCTGATGCCCAACGGGCGCATCGTGATGATCGCCTGCATGACAGCCGAGACCCGCGTGTTGATGGCGGACGGGACTGAGAAAGAAATGCAGCACATCAAGGTAGGCGACAGCATCGCTACTTATGACGCTGGGAAGATCTCCACCTCTCGTGTGACAAACTGGATCAAGCATCCTCATGATTTTATTTACAAAATAAGAACAACTTCGGGTAGAATTGTCCGGGCAAACAAGAGACACCCTTTTCTTGTGGATCGCAACGGAGTCAGGACATGGGTACGAGTGCAGGACTTGAAGGTGGGGGACTGCTTGGTGGAGGCTGTTCAACCGCAGGCTGCGGGCGGCCACACAAAGCCAGGGGACTGTGCAGCGCCTGCTACAAACGAAAGCTCAGTGCCGAAGGAAGAGTCGGAACTCAACGCCACACCGGGCACTGGGGGAAGTGGAAAGGGGCTGTATGCGCTGTTGATGGGTGCGGCAGTCCAGTCTCCGCCAAAGGACTTTGTCACAGCTGCTACGGCAAGAAGTACTGGGCGGAAGGAAAACGGCGTCCAACGACTTCTCAGAAACGCGAGAGCCATCTCAAGCATCGGTACGGCATTTCTGTGCAAATTTACGACGACATGCTGGCGGCGCAAGGAGGCTGCTGTGCCGTATGCAAGCAGCCTCCCAACAACACAAACTCACGGGCTGGGCAGGAGCCAAAGCTGTATGTCGACCACTGCCATGACACCGGTAGGGTCCGAGGATTGCTCTGCAACCACTGCAACTTGGCCATCGGATACGCGCACACAGAAGCAGGACTGTTGGCCGCGGCCGAGTACGTACGCTACCACAGCGTCAGCGATTGCTGAGATCGCCGAAGACGGGTTTGAGCCCGTCTTCGATATGGAAGTAGCGCGTACCGAGAACTTCATCGCTAACGGCGTGGTGAGTCATAACACGCGCTGGGGAAAGAAAGACCCGATCGGCCGCGCGCTGGCCTGGGCGCAGAACAACCCCGACAGTCCGCAGTGGGACGAGGTGAGATTCCCGGCGATCCTGCCGAGCGGCAAGAGTCTGTGGCCCGAGCAGTGGCCGATCGAGCAGCTGCTGGCAAAGAAGGCCAGCATGTTCCCCCAGTTCTGGGCCGCCCAGTACATGCAGGAGCCCACCTCGGAGGAGGGGGCGGTGATCAAGCGCGACTGGTGGAAGATCTGGGAGTCGGACGACCCACCCAAGTGCGAGTACATCATGATGTCGGTGGACACGGCGCACGACACGAAGAGCTCCTCTGACTACACCGCAATAACCACGTGGGGAGTATGGTCAGACGAGCGCCGGGACTACAAGCCACAGTTGATACTTTTGGATGCGTTCAAGGACCGGATGGAGTTCCCGGAGCTCAAGAAGATAATGCTGAAGCATTACAAGAACTGGGAACCGGACGCGGTGATCATCGAGAAGAAGGCCGCCGGGGCGCCGCTGATCCAGGAGCTGCGGGCAGTTGGAGTACCGGTGCAGGAGTTCAGCCCGAGCCGGGGAAATGACAAGCGCGTGCGCTTGAATGCTATCGCAGACCTGTTTTCTTCTGGTATCGTATGGGTCCCCGACACACGATGGGCCCGTGAAGTGATGGACGAAGTGGCTGAATTCCCGAACGGCGAGCACGATGACTATGTGGACACAACTTCACAAGCCCTGTTGCGTTTCCGCCAGGGCGGGTTCGTGACGCTCGACACCGACGACACAGACGATGACCGGCTGCGCACACCGCAGAGCCGGGCGTACTACAGGATCTGACCCATGGCCACCAACGTCGACAAAGCGCTCTACCAGGCCCCGGTCGGGATCGAGCAGATCCCCGCGGAAGAGATCACGGTGGAGATCATTCCCGACGAGGCGGAGCTCGACGACAGCGCCACGGAAGAAGCTGCAGAACCTGCGTTCGGCGCGAACCTCGCGGACACGCTCCCGGAAGGGGAGCTGCTGTCGATCGTGGGGGACCTGCGCTATGAGATCGACAATGACCTGAGCGCTCGGGGTGACTGGGAGAAGGTCTACGTCAAGGGGCTGAAGTTGCTCGGGTTGAAGCCCCAGGATGTGACTGAGCCCTGGGATGGCGCCTGCTCCGCGGTGCACCCGATGATCACCGAGGCGATCGTACGGTTCCAGTCCGAGGCCGTCATGGAGACGTTCCCGGCCGCCGGGCCGGTGCGCACGCGCATCATCGGAAAAGAAACTCCCGAGAAGAAGGAAGCCGCCAAGCGGGTCGAAACGGACATGAATTTCCAGCTCACTGAGGTGATGCAGGAGTTCCGCCCCGAGCACGAGCGCATGCTGTGGACGCTGCCTGGCGCCGGCAGCGCGTTCAAGAAGGTGTACTACGACCCGTCCATGGGGCGCCAGGTCTCGATGTTCATCCCCCCGGAAGATGTGATCTTGCCCTACGGCATGACGGACATTTCCACGTCGCCGCGCGTCACGCACCGCATGCGCAAGACGAAAAACGACATTGAGAAGCTGATCAAGGCTGAGTTCTACGTCGATGCGGAACTCGGGGACCCCGTGAAGTCGATCACTGACGACGTCCGGAACCGAAAAGACCGTGAAACAGGTCTCTCAGACTTGAATTTCGAGCACTACGAGCTGTACGAGGCCCATGTGGACCTGATCGTCGAGAGCGACCCGCTCGGCGAGGAGGGAATTGCCCTTCCGTACGTCCTGACGTTCGACAAAGCCACCGACAAGGTGCTCGCGCTGTACCGGAACTGGAAGGAAGGCGACGAATTCAAGCTGAAACGCCAGCATTTCGTGCACTACCAGTACATCCCAGGCTTCGGGGCGTACGGATTCGGGCTTTTTCACCTGATTGGCGGCTACGCCGAGTCCGCGACAAGCATTTTGAGGCAGTTGGTCGACGCCGGTACCCTCAACAACTTGCCCGGGGGCATGAAAACCAAGGGGCTGCGCGTCAAAGGCGATGATACCCCGATCGCGCCAGGTGAATTCCGTGATGTGGACATCGCCAGCGGCTCGCTGCGCGACAACATCATGCCGCTGCCGTACAAAGAGCCGAGCAGCGTGCTGGCGCTGCTGCTGGACAAGATCATCGAGGAAGGCCGGCGTTTCTCCGCAGCCGCGGACCTGAAAATCAGCGACATGAGCGCGAATGCGCCGGTGGGGACCACCCTGGCGCTGCTGGAGCGCACGCTCAAGGTGATGTCGGCTGTCCAGGCGCGCATCCACTTCAGTCTGAAGCAGGAGCTCAAGCTCCTGGCCGGGATCATCCGGGACTTCACGGACGTGGACTACGCCTACGACGCGGACACCGACATGCCCCGGGCCCGTCGGGAGGACTTCAAGCACACGGACATCATCCCGGTCAGCGATCCGAACGCGGCCACGATGAGCCAGCGGGTTGTGCAGTACCAGGCGGTGATCCAGCTGGCGCAGATGGCGCCAGACATCTATGACCTGCCCGTGTTGCACCGCGAGATGCTCGAGGTGCTCGGGATCAAGAACGCGGCCAAGATCCTGCCGCTGCCGGAAGACATGAAGCCGGTGGACCCGATCAGCGAGAACATGGCTATCCTGAAGGGCAAGCCAGTCAAGGCGTTCATGTACCAGAACCACCAGGCGCACCTGACGGTGCACATGGCCATGCTGCAGGACCCCCAGATCGCGCAGATGATGGGGCAGAGCCCGGCCGCAGCCCAGATGGCTGCCGCTGCGCAGGCGCACATTGCCGAGCACCTGGGATATGCGTACCGGGCCCGGGTCGAGCAGGTTCTCGGCGCCCCGCTGCCGCCGCCGGACGAGCCGATGCCGCCGGAAGCCGAAGTCATGCTCAGCCAGCTCACGGCGCAGGCCGCCACGCAAGTGCTGCAGCAGGCCCAGGCGCAGCAGGCTCAACAGCAGGCACAGCAGCAGGCACAGGATCCGGTGCTGCAGTTGCAGGCGAAGGAAGTTGCGATCAAGGAAGCGGACGTCAAGCGCAAGCAACAGAAAGACATCCTCGACGCCGCGGCGCGGGAAGACGATCTGGCGCTCAAACGTCAGCAGCTCACGGGCGTGCAGGAGAAGGAAGGCGTCTCCCTGGGTCTGGAGATCGCCCGGGCGAAGGCTGAGATGGCACTGGCCGCCAAAGAGGTTGAGCAGCAGAACACAGGAGCGGCGGGATGATCCAGGACTTTGTCGCAGAACAGCAACGCCGGTTGCAGGAACGTATCCAGCAGCAGTCTGAAGCCATCGTAGACGGCGCGTTTGCCGACTACGCCAAGTATCGTGAAGCCTGCGGCGTCATCCGCGGGTTGCGCATGGCCGAGCGCGAGCTGGCCGAGCTGGTGGAGGCTGTGCGCAAGCACAACGACACCGACTTCTGACACCGTCTTGGCGCGGCTCGCCATGCTTTTGAGAGAGACCATGAGTCAAATTCTGCTTCCGCCGGGGCTCCAGATCCCCGTACCCACCTTTGCGCCTCGTGAGGCGACTGTCGACGAGGAACCGCAGGAGGTCAAAGCCACCTACACCCCTCGACCTGTTGGACACAACATCTTGTGTGTTGTGCCGAAACGCTCTGCCAAGTTCGAGAACTCCGTTCTGGAGAAGGCGGACTCCACGATTCGTACTGAGGAAGCCACGTCGCACGTGCTCTTCGTGCTGGACGTGGGCCCTGAAGCCTACCTCGACAAGGAACGGTTTCCAAAAGGGGAGCCGTGGTGCAAGAAGGGCGACTTCGTCCTGGTGCGTGCCTATGCCGGCACTCGATTCAAGGTGTTCGAGCAGGAGTTCCGCCTCCTGAAAGACGACCAGATCGACGGCGTCGTGGACGATCCACGAGGCATCAAAGGCATGTACAACTGAAAGGGCACACCATGGCAGGCGAAGCAGAATTCAAGTTCCCGGACGAAACCGGGGGCACCGACGACGGCGCGCAAGACGAGCTGAAGATCGAGATCGAAGACGACACCCCTGCGGCGGACCGCGGCCGGCAGCCGCTGGACAAGCCGGTGGCGGAGCCGACGGACGAAGAGCTGGCAAGCTATTCCGAGAAGGTCCAGAAGCGCATCAAGGAGCTGACCCACGCACGGCACGACGACCGGCGCCGGGCCGAGGCCCTGCAGCGTGAGCGGGACGAGTTGGAGCGTGTAGCGCGCCAGGCGCTCGAGCAGAACAGCCAGATCCGCAAGCAGTACGAGAAGGGCGCCACGGAGCATGCCTCCCTGGCCAAGACGGCGGCCACGGCCGAGATCGGGGCGATCAAGGCGAAGCTGAAGGCGGCGCACGAGGCGTTTGATCCGGAAGCCATCAGCAACGCCACGGCGGAACTGTTTGCGGCGCAGCAGAAGTTGCACGACGCAGAAAAATTTACCCCGGCCCCTTCCACAACGGAAGAAGTTGAGGTACCATCGCGCCAATTCACCGCGACCGCGGCGAGGCCGGACGAGAAAACCCTGCGCTGGCAGGCAACAAACCAGTGGTTCGGCAGCCCGGGGTACGAGGAAGTCACCAGCTTTGCTCTTGGAGTCCATCAGCGGTTGGTGAACACGGGCATTGACCCGCAGTCCGACACCTATTTCGAGCGCCTCAACGCTCGCATCAACGAGAAGTTCCCGGAAGTTACCGGGAACGGCGGACGTGAAAGTCCTGCAGCCTCCAGTTCCGCTACGCGTCGTCCGACAGCAGTCGTTGCAGCAGTGCAGCGGTCTTCTGGCCCTCGAACCGTCAAGCTCACAGCAACACAGGTCGCCCTGGCGGCCAAGCTGAACTTGACTCCGCAGCAATACGCTGCAGCCGTACTGAAACTGGAGAACTGAAATGACCGACGCCCGTAAACCACGCGAAGTCTCAACGCGCACCGCAGCACAACGTGAGGTCTATCAGCCTCCCAGCGCGCTGCCTGATCCCGCTTCCGACGATATGTGGGCCTACCGCTGGGTGGCCACGCACGTCACGGGGGTCCTCGAAGCTGCCCACACGTCGAAGCGTTTTCGCGACGGCTGGGAACCCTGTAAGGCTGAAGACCACCCCGAACTGGGCGTCGCGGCTGACAGGAATGGCAACATCGAGGTCGGCGGTCTCATGCTGTGTCGTATGCCCAAAGCTCGGGCGACGGCCATGAACGAGTACTATCGGAATCAGGCCGAGCGCCAGATGGAGTCCGTGGACAACACGTACATGCGTGAAAGGGATCCCCGTATGCCGAAGTTCACGGAGCGCAGCTCCGAGGTGACACGCGGAAACGGATTTGGCACAGGCACGAAATAGGAGTTTCAGCAATGGCATCAACCGCCGCACCTTACGGGTTCCGTCCCGTCAACGAGATCGGAGGCCTGCCCTACGCCGGCAGCACCCGTTCTTTCAAGATCAACCCTGCCGGTTACAGCACGAACATCTTCAACGGATCGCTCGTGTACGTCGCCGATACGGGCTATCTGCAGATCGCCACCTCCACCGGTGCGGATGCAACCACCAACGGTTTTCCGGTCGGCTCGGCCAACACGGGCTGCGTGGGTGTGTTCGTGGGCTGCGTGTATATCAACTCGCTCGGGCAGCCGACCTGGTCGCAGTACTACCCCGCCAGCGCGCTGAATGCCGTCGCCTATGTCGTGGATGACCCCGACACGGTGTTCCAGGTGCAGGCGGCCGGCACGGTGACGCAGGCAGCCCTCGGCGCCAACACGTTCCTGAACGCCGTCCAGAGCACCAGCACTGGCTCGACGACCACAGGCAACTCCAACACGGCGGTTGTCCTCGGCTCTTCGGCGGTCACGACGACTGCAGCGTTCCGCATCATCGGTTTCGTGGACAGCACGACCTCCACGGTCGGCGACGCCTACACGGATCTGCTGGTGAAGTTCAACCCCGGCTATCACAGCTACACCAACGCCGTCGGCCTGTAAGGAGCACACGAAATGGCAATCTCACGCGCACAACTGCTCAAGGAGCTCCTGCCTGGCCTGAACGCCCTGTTCGGCCTGGAATACGCCCGCTACGGCGAAGAGCACACGCAGATCTACGAGACTGAAAAGTCCGAGCGTTCCTTCGAGGAAGAAACCAAGCTGTCTGGCTTCCAGGCGGCGCCGGTGAAGAACGAAGGCCAGGCCATCGCCTACGACAACGCGCAGGAAGCCTTCACGGCGCGTTACACCCACGAGACCATCGCGCTGGGCTTCTCCATCACCGAAGAGGCGATGGAAGACAACCTGTACGACTCGCTGTCCGCGCGCTACACCAAGGCGCTCGCCCGGGCCATGGCCTACACCAAGCAGGTCAAGGCGGCCAACGTCCTGAACAACGGGTTCAGCGGCAGCTACCTGGGCGGTGACGGTGTCTCGCTGTTCGGCGTGAACTCTGGTGGGACTCGCGTTGGCCATCCGCTGGTTGGCGGCGGCGTCAACTACAACTCGCCGGCTACCGCTGTCGATCTGAACGAGACCGCGATCGAAGCGGCCGTCATCCAGATCCAGGCGTGGACCGATGAGCGTGGTCTGCTGATCGCAGCCAAGCCCCGCAAGATCGTCATCCCGACGGCCTACCAGTTCGTGGTCAAGCGTGTCCTCGGCAGCCCGCTGCGCGTGGGTACCACCGACAACGACCTGAACGCGTTGAAGGAGCTGGGCACCATCTCCGACGGCTACACCATCAACCACTTCCTGACGGACCCGAACGCCTGGTTCATCCTGACGGACGTGCCCAACGGCCTGAAGCACTTCACCCGTGTCGGGATGGAGACAAAAATGGACGGAGATTTCGACACCGGGAACGTCCGCTACAAGGCGCGAGAGCGTTATTCGTTTGGCTGGAGCGACGCACTCGGAGCGTGGGGATCCAGCGGTTCCAGCTAAAAAGCGGAACAAAAGTGAACAAAAAAGGCCCTTTGGGGCCTTTTTCACGTTTTGACTTTATGGCGGCGCTTCGGTAGAGTATGGGTTTTATATCCCACCTACATGAAGAAAAAGACATTCGCCGAGTTTGCGGCACAAGCGACCCAGGTTCACGCAGGCAAGTACCACTACCCAGAGCAGGACTGCTCAGGAAAGCGCGGAGACGTGCGGTTCGTGTGCAATGTGCATGGAGAGCGAACGCAGGGAGCAGGTAACCACCTCATGGGGGCTGGCTGCATGCTCTGCGGCCGTACAGAGCAAACTAAGAAGCGAAGCAAGGGGACGAGCACCTTCATACAGCAGGCCTCCATTTTGTACGGGGAGATGGACACCTTCGAGCGTACCGAGTACCGGAACACAATGACGGCAGTACAGCTCACGTGTCGAGCGCACGGAGACTACTGGATCCGACCACACAACTACTTGCGCATGGGACAGCGGTGTGCGCTGTGCGCGAAAGAAGGGAACACGGTACGCACCGAGGTCAAAGAAGCGTACAACGCACACTTTCGGCGGCGTATGGCCGAAGACCCTCTACACGCGATGAAGAAGCGCTTGCGCAAGCGTCTGCGGGAGTCACTGGTGAAACGTAGTCTGCCGAAAGACAAAAAACTGAGGGAGGTTCTAGGGTGCTCGTACGA